ATAGTCGCTTTAGTGCAGCAGTCGCCTTTAGCTAATAATATATTAGCTTCAGGTTCAGCTTATGTAATAGATCATTTAACAATGAAGTTTAGAAATGAAGTGGAAAAAGAAATGGGTATAGAATTACCGCCACTAGGCGAACCTATCCCTGTAGATATTGAAAAACGAATATCAGAACTTGTTGCAGAAGCTGCTCAGAGAGTTGGAGTAAATGCTCAACTTAGAGAAGATCAAAGAAGAATAGAAGAGCAACAGAGAGATCCAATGCTTGTAATGAGAGAAAGAGAAGTTGCTGCAAAAGAAGCAGAAGTACAGAGAAAATCTATTGGTGATCAAGCTAGATTCACATTAGCTGCACAAAAACAAGCAGCTGAACAAGAATTAAGAGCTATTGAAACAGCAATAGAAAGAGATAGATTAAAAGCTGAAACTATCTTAGAGGGTATGAAAGTTGGTAATGATATTGCTAGCACCTTGCAAGAACAAGATCGTGAAAGCAAAAAGCAATCTAAACAAGACTTTAAGTTAGGGCTTGACATAGCAAAAGATATAGTTAAAGATATTCAGTAATGAAGAGTGTGCAAGTTGCAATCAAAGAGCAATCACTGTCTGAGTATCTTAAAAAAACTCTACGTAAACATATGAATGAACACGCAGATCATATATCAACAGGTAGTTGTAAAGATCATGCAGACTATAAATCTATGTGTGGTGTTATAAATGGATTAGCTATTGCAGAACGTGAAGTTTTAGATTGGCTAGAGCAACACTCCAGAAAATAAATATTATGAGTGACGCTGTAAATATAAAACCTGAAAGTGTAGCAGAACCTAAAGTAGATTCTAAAATTAAAAGTCAATTACCTGAACCTAAAGGCTGGAAAATTTTAGTAGCTATGCCTGAAGTAGATGAAAAAACTGAGGGTGGTATTGTAAAAGCTACACAAACTATTAGAGATGAAGAGGTCAGTAATATTTCTGGATATGTATTAAAATTAGGTCCAGATTGTTACAAAGATAAAAATAGATTCCCTAGTGGACCTTGGTGCAAAAAAGGTGATTGGGTTGTTTTCAGAGCTTACTCAGGAACTCGCATGAAAATGTATGGAAAAGAGTTTCGTTTAATTAATGATGATACTGTAGAAGCAGTTGTCGAAGATCCAACAGGAGTGGTAAGAGCATGAGTGATCAAGCTGAAAATAAAATAGAGACTACGTTTGAAGAAGACGCTGATGGAAAAGTAGTTCCACAGACACAAGAAGATAAATTTTTTGGTGTACAAACTGAAATAGCAAATAAAGAAGTCAAAGAAAGTAAAGACGTTGCTGTAGAAATTGTAGATGATACGCCTGAAGAAGATAGACGACCAGCAAAAAAACAAAATAAAGAACAAAAAGTTGATAACGAAGAAGTAGATAAAGAAATATCTGAATATAGCAAAAGAGCTGCAGATAGAATAAATCAAATAAAATATGAGTTTCATGAAGAACGTAGAGCTAAAGAAGCAGCACAAAGAGAATCTACTGAAGCAGTTAAAAGATTACAAACTATATTAAGTGAAAATAAAAGATTACAAACCATAGTAGATGAAGGTGGTAAAGTATTAAATCAACAAGCTTTAAATAATGCTCAGTTTGCTAAGTTAAATGCACAAGAAAAATATAAAAAAGCATATGATGAAGGTAACTCAGATGAAATGGCAAAAGCACAAGAGGAGCTTTCTAAAGCAGTTTTAGCTGAACAGCAAGCACCTGGATATGCACAAGCTATTCAACAGCAAATACCAGAAGCACAAACTGAACAAAAGTTACCAGAACCTGATCCTGCTTTAAACGCATGGGCACAAAAAAATCCTTGGTTTATGAGTAACGATCCAAATCATCAACAAATGACATCTTATTCTTTGTATTTAGATAAAAAGTTAAAATCAGAAAATATTGATCCAGTTAGAGATTCAGAAAAATTCTATGCAGAAATAGACAAAGGAATGAGAGAAGAGTTTCCAAGTTTTTTTGGTGTACCACAGCAAAACATACAAGAGAATGAAGTGGTACAAACTGAAGAAAAACGACAACCTGCAAATGTTGTCGCACCTGCAACGAGGGATAGCGGGAATAATAACCCTCGCAACGTAGTATTGACTAAGACGCAAGTTAAATTAGCACGACAACTTGGTATTACGCCTGAGCAATACGCAAAACAACTATTAAAAGGTTAGTTATATGAATGATAAATTTGAAGAAAAACTAAACGAAAAAGATTCAGTTGAATCTGATCAAGTGCGTAACCCTAGGGGTTCAGAAAGCCGAGAGGTAACTCAACGAGTAGAGAGTTGGGAAAATCCATCTAATTTACCAAGTCCAAATCCACAAGCTGGATGGGTTTTTAGATATATTAGAACTAGTTTATTGGGTAATACTGATAATCCTAATGTGTCAAAAAAATTCAGAGAGGGCTGGATTCCGTGTAAAGCGGAAGATCATCCAGAACTACATATTCAGATGATGGATCATAAGTCCGAATGGGCAGAAAAAGGACATATAGAAATAGGTGGTCAGTTATTATGCAAAATGCCAAAAGAGAAAGCAGACACTAGAGATCAATACTTTAAGAATATGGCTGCTAATCAAATGGAATCTGTTGATAACGCATATTTTAAAGATCAAGATTCTAGAATGGCTACAAAACAAGTTTTTGAGAGAAAAACAAAAACAACTTTTGGTAGAGATTCTTAAATCTTATTATATTAACAATTAATTTTAATCATTTTAAGGAGATAAAATGGCAGCAAGTGCAGCACCTCATGGTGCAAGACCTGTAGGATCATTAGTATCTTGTGCGTATAATGCAAAGATTTCTCACTATAAAATTAAAAATAATTATGGCACAGCCATATTTTATGGTGACTTTGTAAAGTGGGCGGATGATAATCCAAACACAACTATACAAAAAGATACAGGAACAACCTCTTTAACACCTATTGGTGTTTTCTTGGGAGTTTCTTACACTGATCCAGTATCAGGAGAATTTCGACAAGACAATCAATATCCTGCTTCAACAGCAGCAGATGATATTATTGCTTACGTAGCGTCTGATCCATTCTTAGTAATGCAAATGCAATCAGATGAATCGCTTGACCAAGATGACTTGGGCAAGAATGTAGCAGTGGTACAAACTGCTGGTTCTACAGTTTTTGGTGTTAGTAAAAACGCCATTGATGGTAGTACCGCAGCAACAACTAATACACTACCTTTAAAGATTATCGACTTTGTTGATGGTCCAGATAGTGCTATTGGTGATAGTAAAACTGACGTATTAGTTATGTTCAATGTTGGACATCAACTACTTAACACAACAGGTATAGGTTAATAGGAGAATAACATGGCAGCTATTTCAAGAGCAAATCAGCTAAAACAACTTCTTCCTGGACTTAATGCACTGTTTGGTGAAGAGTACAATAATTACGAAAACGAGCATGAACAAATTTATGTAAGTGAAAACTCTGAGAGATCATTTGAAGAGGAACTAAAACTTTCAGGATTTGGAGCTGCTCCAGTAAAAGATGAAGGTGCAGCAGTATCTTATGATGTCGCACAAGAATCTTTTGTAGCACGTTATTCACATGAAACTATTGCTATGGGCTTTAGTATTACAGAAGAAGCTATGGAGGATAACCTCTATGTTTCACTATCTGCTAGATACACAAAAGCTTTAGCAAGAGCTATGGCTTACACAAAGCAAGTCAAAGCAGCGTTTCCATTGAATAATGGATTCAGTAATTCTTTCCAATCTGGAGATGGGGTAAACCTATTTACAGCAAGTGGTGATGGAGTTACTGGTGGTGACGGACACCCATTGGTTAATGGCGGTAAGAACTCAAACAGACCAGTTACAGGTGCTGATTTAAATGAAACTTCTTTAGAAGACGCAGTAATTCAAATCGGTAAATGGACTGATGAAAGAGGTCTTAAAATCGCAGCAAGACCAAGAAAGTTAATCGTTCCATCAGACCTACAGTTTGTTGCAACTCGACTACTGGAGAGTGAATTTAGACCTAGTTCTGCTGACAATGACATCAATGCAATTAGAAACAATGGTGTGATTCCAGAAGGCTATTCAGTTAATCATTATTTAACTGATACAAATGCTTTCTTTTTAATCACTGATGTGCCTGATGGCATGAAGCATTTTGTCAGAAGTCCTATGGTTTCAAGCATGGACGGAGACTTTGACACTGGTAATGTTAGATACAAAGCTAGAGAAAGATATTCCTTTGGAGTATCTGATCCACTTGGTATCTTTGGTTCACCAGGATCAAGTTAATACTTTAGGGGAGCTTATGCTCCCCTTTTTCTATATCTAGGGATTTTTTTAATTTTTCTATCGACTGCCCTAGCAGACAAGCCAAGACGATAGATTTTTTTCCTAAGGAGGAAACATGGCAAATACTTCTTTTAATGGACCAGTAAGGTCCGAAAATGGCTTTAAAGTCATATCTAAAGATTCAAGCTCAGGAGCTGTAACAGAATCATTTGTATTAGATGGTTCAGGTTTACAAGTAGCACCTGTAGCACTAGCTGATTCAGCAGCTATTTCGCTAACAGCAGCAGCACATGGTGGTAGGGTATCAGTAGTACCTGCACTAGGTCAGAACTGCACATTATCGCTTCCTTCACCATCAGCAGGAGTTTACTTCAAGATTATTTATGGTGGTGCAGCAGAAGAAACAGAAAATCTTATCATTGATTCAGGTTCAGATACCAACTTCTTTTTAGGCGGTATTGTTCATTTAGATTCAAATGCAGATAACGTATCTGTGTTCGCAGATGGAAACTCAAACTCTATATTAACTCTTACAGACTTCGGTGTGTTTGAGATTAATATATTGGCAAAAGATTCAACCAACTGGTATATCTGGGGTAGCCAAGAAGGTGCAGATGTTCCAGCATTTACCGACCAATCTTAATAGGAGTAAACAATGGCTGATACAGTAACTTCACAAACTATCATAGATGGTGAAAGAAACTGTGTTATGAAGTTTACTAATGTTAGTGATGGCACTGGCGAATCTGCGGTAGCTAAAGTAGATGTTTCTGAATTAGCTCCTAATGCAGAGGGCGTGGCTTGTTCAGAAGTACGAGTACTTAGAGTAAGTCATGCTATCGTTGGTATGTCTGTTCAATTATTTCTTAATGCTTCTTCTAATGTTTTACTTATGGAATTAGCAGAAAGTAGTAATGGACATATGGACTTCAAAGACTTTGGTGGTCTTCCTAATAATGCAGGAAGTGGCAAGAATGGAGACATTTTATTTACTACTAAAGGACACAGTTCAGGAGATACATATTCAATCGTCTTAGAGATGATTAAAGTGTACTCTGACTAAGGAGAAACTATGTATTATATTTCTGAAAATGGTGATTTTCCTGCACAATATTTTGTTTTAAAACAAGATGATGATGGAATACTTAGACCAGTATTTGGTCCAGATCCTGATTTAGAAGACGCAGAACGTAAACACGCAGAGTTATCTGGTTCAAGTAAAAGAGCTAGAAATGATAAAGGTCATTTTATAGCTGATGATGAATCTACTCCAGATGTAAACGAAGCTTATGTTTCAGGTAAAGCTCCTCTAAAAAAGAAATCTAGCAAACCTAAAAAGAAATCTGTTAAAAAATAATGTTAGATGAAACTCTATTGATGAAAGAAATACGTCAATGGAGTTCTGACGTATTAGAAAAACCAAATAAAAAATTTAATAATTTACCTGCTTGCCCTTTTGCAGAACACTCTTGGAATAAGAAAAGAGTAAAAGTTGTATCAGGAGAGGGAGGTCTTTGGAAAGATTTAATACAGTATATACAAGATTTTGACGATAGTTATGATGTCATAATATATTGTGGCAGTGACTACGAAGAAATAACTTGTGAAGAATTTAAAGATAGATTACAAATTTTATTAGATGTAGTAGTTAAAAAAAATTTATACATTATGGGATCACATCCTGATACTGTTATAGATTATTCTGCTGATCAAGAAAATTTTGAATCTGAATTAGACGAAGACTATTATCAAATTTATTTACAAAGATTAGATACATTAGTAAAAGCGTCTGATAGTATAATGAAGAAAGGATATTATAAAAATTATCCTGATAATGTTTTAAAAATGCTTACTGAAAGGAGGACAAAATGGCAGGCATGATGAAAGATAAAATGAAAAAGAAAAAAGCTCCAGGTATGAAAGGAGGTAAATCCGCTAAAGTTGTAGATAAAAAGAAAAAAGTAAATCTTAGAGGCGGCAAAATGCCTAAAAAGAACCTTAGAGCTGGTGGTGCGTCAAAAGCTAGAAAAGATAATGGCTTTGGTAATGGTGGACCAATAATGTTTCAAGATTACGTTAAAAAAATGTTTGGTGGTGGCAAGACTAAGTAAAATATGTCTAGAGCCTCAAAGGATTCTAGGTTGGCTAAA